GTTGGTTAGGTAACCAGTAGCCTCTGTTGGGTTAGCTGGGTTACCACCCTGACCGCGACCAGTGTTTGGAAGCACTGGAACAGAGGTCTGAGACGCAGGAGCGCCTACTAGGCTGGAAGTGGTGTAGCCTGCGTTAGCAGCAAGCTTCTTAACCTGAGTCGTCTCGATGAATACGACGTCGTATAGACGACCGATTTCACCTAGCATGAAGTTACCTGGAGCAGCGTACTTGGTAACTTCGATGAACTCTGGGTTCGAGCGAAGGTCACGAGACTGCTTAGGGTGGATGAACTGAACGTAGGTCTCACCTAGACGAGGGATGTTCTTGCTAGCAAGAACAAGAGCCGAGTCCTTGATTGCGCCAGTGGTCAACTTGAAGTTACCATCTAGGGCTGCAATTCCAGAACCAACAGTTCCTTCGTCGTAGTTGGTGAAGGCACCACCAGAGATACCCGAGCGGTCGTAACCAAAGGTTGCCGAGGTGGCAGCCGATAGAGTGTCACGTGCCTGGATGTCTAGGTACTGTGCCATGTGGCGACCTAGTAGACGCGAAGCCGATGCCATGATGTCATCGAACGAAGCGTTCAGTAGCAGTTCAGAAACTGCAACTGCATAGCCGTGCTCAGCAACGGTGATAGCAATCTGCTCTGCGGTTAGAGCGTTGGTGGTCATACGAACACCTTCGGTCAGTGGAGTTGCGTCCACTGCGAAGTTCTTGTAACGAAGGAAGTTAACACGAAGACCTGGTGCAACACCAAGTTCAGTCTTCTTAACTGCAAACTGTTCAAAGCGAAGAATAGGCATCGCCTGGAACAGAATTTCCTTCGACCAAATGGTCTGAATAGCCTGCGAAAGCTGGCTGTTCGAACCTGAATAAGCGGTTGGGGCTCCAGCAAGCTGGCCCGAACCTGTAATAGCTGATGCCATTGTTTTGTCCTTTACGGTCGGTTAGGTTAGGTTGGTTGGTTAAATTACCCGAACAATCCCTGTCCACGGTTATTGCTGTTGCCAAGTAGCTTGGCGCGATTCTTCGCATAATCTGCCATGGACATGTTGTTAATGTCTCCAGGCGAGTACGAGCGTTGTTCCGAGTCGTTGTCGAGGGGTCCAGAGGCAGGGCTCGTAATACGAGTTCCCACCATTTCCTTGCGACTCTGCTGTGCAACTTGCGCAACAGAATCGAAGATTTTAGCTGAACGGTCCTTGAGCCCAGCAATGCTTTGCTCAATTTCGTTCTTATCATTACCAGAAATTAGGTCAATAAGTTCTGGGATGATATTGTCGCGCTCTTGCTCCAGGCGCTGCTGGCGATATGCCGACAGTTCTTGGAAGTCACGTTCGCGGTCAAGAAGTGCGAATGCACGTTCGCGCTCTAGGCGCTCGGCCTCGAGCTTCGAAGCCCATTCGGCCTCTTTCTTAGCGAGAAGTTCACGAACTTCAAGTTGTGATTCTTCTTGCTGTTTTGCCTCAGCTTCACGCTGTGCTTCACGCTCACGTAGAGCGGCTGTACGTTCAGCTTCTGCAGCTGCGCGTTCATCGTCACGTTTACGAAGGATGGATAATTCCTCAGCCATCTTGTCAATCTGTGGATACAACTTTGCCTTTTCCTGAGCACGGGCTTTCTGAATTGCTTCAGCCACCTTGTCAGTGTTTGGTAGAGTGAAATCCTCAGAAGCACTTTCATCGAAAGAGCTAGTGACGGTGTTGTCGGTAACTTCTGCTACCTCGGGGGTGTTTTCCAAATCAGGCATAGCCTAACCTCTTTTCGTTCTATGGGTCGTTTTCCGAATTAATGCCACATGACCTTATCTGTGTTTGAAACTAGTTTACGTATATTTCTATACCTCTATGTTCCTTAACTCCATTATGATATGGAATTAAAAATTATTCTTTGTCAACTGTACGTCGAGCTGGAGGTTTATCCCCAAACGCCTCAGTCATCAAAGTCTGCTTAATCTGGTCTTCTACCATAAGCTTCTGCTGCTGATTGGCCGGGTCACCCTGTGGATTAGCGGGGTCCTGAGGACCTAGCTGGCCATCTCCTAGAACATCTCCATCACCCATCATCATTGGGTCCATAGGAGTAGCTGTACCATCAGGCCCAACCATCATTCCGGTGATGTCCATCAACTGCTTCTGAATTTGAGCACGTACTAAGTTTAGGGCACCCTCAGCCATTGCGTCTTCTTGAAGCTCATTGCGAATCTCATGGAGCTTCTCTAGTGGGAACTCTTCACCTAGTGCACGTAGCGCACCCATCTTAGACTCTAGTCCCATAGACATCTTCTGGGAAAGCTCATTAAGTAGAACAATCTTGTCAAGAGGAAGCGGAGGAGGGAAGTGGGCGAAGTTGATGTACGTTAAGGAGTCATTAGGGTCTAGGACTTGCTCCTGCACATCTTCTAATGGGCCGTTAACTTCAGGATTCCACTGGAATGTTTCCGGCTCTTTAATTGCAAGGTTAAGTAGAACGAGCTCGTTGATTCGTTCTAGGCCTTTACCGTACTGGGCTACCTTTTGTGTCCAACGGTTCATTAGAGGCTGGAATGTAATAGCAAGGGCAACACCGGAAGTGTTAGAGATAGGCTGGGTCTGGCCTAGAGCCGACTCTGGAATGTTCATAAGTTCGTGCATTGAACGCTTGAGGGTCTCTAGGTAAGTTAGTGCGCCTTGGATACCGGCACCCCCACCTTCAAGGTTGAATACCTGGGCGTCCTTAGGAAGGCCACCCCAGACCTTCTTTGCACCCTTTTCAAGGTTAGAGGCCTTAGCACCAACGATTACTGTAACAGGGGCTGCGTGGTAGTTAATGATGTCCGCAATATCCGTAGAGATTTCGTTGTACGAACGGTTAAGCGTAATTATGTCATGAGCATCTGAAAGTCCCCAAGGAGAACCGGATACAGGAACGTTAGGAATGTGTACGACAGGAATCTGTCCAAGTGGATTTGGGCGGCTGTCGATTAGCTCATCATTGATGTATTCTTCGATAACGTCATCTGTAAGAATCTCAGTGTAGGTGAATACCTGACGGGTACCTTCTAGAGAGGTTCCCCAGAAGCGGTACTTCTGCTTGAAGCGAAGAAGTCGAGTACGGTCGTGCGGGTGGAACTCTGGGAAAGCAAAAGCCGGGTTCAAAGGAAGAATACGAACTCGACCTGGGTGGAAGTGTCCGATAGTGTCTTCCCAGGCTTCTTCATAAGCAACCTTAACAAAACAGTCACCAGTGATTCCGCCGGTTTGTGCCATTTCAAAAAGAACAGTTTTCTTGCTGTTGTCAAGTTCCCAAACACGCTCTAGCAGGTCTGGAACAATCGCCTCTGTAGCTCTTGGGCTACGGAAGTGCACTCCATTACCAAAAGTAAAGCGGGCTAGGTAGTCAATGAATGCGCGGTAATAGTTTACCGAAATTTGCATTTCGCCTTGTTCACGGCGGTAACCCCAGTGGTGGCCAAGGTACATGGCCCAGTTAAGGGAGTAACGGTTTAGGCGAGGACCGTGAACCTCAAATTCTTCATCAGCAAGTTCTACAAGACCCAGAGGGGAGATGCTGATGGTAAGGTCGGATGACGCGGCTCTATATGACGGTGGGGAAAAGTCTGCAAAAGACATTAATCATCCTTTTTGTCATGGTCGTTGTGTTTAGCACGTAGCTCTGCTTTTCGCTCTTGATAGTGCTTAATAGCTTCTTTTCGACGCGTAACTTCTTCAGAGTCGATGAACTTACCGCCCATCTCTAGGTAGCGGCGGTGAACCCAGTGGGAAGCTCCTGGGGAAGGGTACACGCGGTACTTAGCCTTAGCCTGGTTAACCACCATAGCGTAAAGCTTTTCGTTTGCAGGTACGTCTGCCATTTAAATCTCCTCGAGACTATTTGCACCTACCTCCACACTATATAACTAGTGTAGAGGTAGGTTGCTAAACAGTACTAGTCGTTTACGACTGTTGGGTTGGTACGCATTGTGCGGCCACCCGATACAATCTTGGTTTCAACAATCTGCTCGGCGTTCTGTGAGAACGAGCCGTGAGCAAATTCACCAAGGAATGTAGGTGCTTCAGTCCAAGCAGCCGAACCTACGTGAGCACGCTCAGCTAGGGTCTCAGCAGCTGGCTTCTGCCATACTGGTGCGTTACGGTTTGGACGACCTGGGGCTGCAGCGAAACCGCTCATGATGCCCTTCTGGAAGTCATTTGGTACGTCAGTGTCAGTAGCAACACCCTCTTCGAAACGAAGTGGACCGCGACGCTCTGCGTTGTCGGCCATCTTGCGCTCGTAAATCTGAGGTGCCTTTTCTGGGAACTGGGGTGCGGGAGCAATACCCATGGGAACTCCTTAAATAGGTGGAATGGAAACTCGAGTATTTCCAATAACTAGTGTGACTGTTTATTTTACTTTTTGCAGGATGAACTCAAGTTCTTAATAAAACGATGAGTTAGAAACTTCTACCTCAGGCATTGTTAGTTCCTGTGTTAGAGAGCAGGCAATAGCCAGAGAGTCAACGAAGTCATCGTGAGCGTAGCTTTCAGTGGGAGCAGCAACCATAAATGTGTTGCCCTTGTACTTAACTTCTGCGTCAGTCATCTGCTGAAAGAAACGTTTCCAAACACGAAGCCTTCTCGTTTTGGCGTGTGCCGGATATGAGATTGCTTTTCGTTGAATAAGCGCCTGAAGGTGCTTGAAGCGCTTTGATTGTTCTGACTGGCTGGATGTTAGGCCAATTACTTCAGCGCGTCCTATGAGGAGCCTGAGGCGTTGTGCGACCGCATCTCCTACACCGTTAGCGTCAACTCCAATAGCTAATACGTCATAGTTACTAAGGAAGTTAACTATCTGGAAGTACTGCTCTTCCCAGTCATCTCCTTGGAGCTCGAGCCAGTTAAGTACGCGGTGGTCAAAATAGCCGAACTCATCAGGTCGGTCCCAGTCAACCCAGACCACTGTGACAACAGTGGAGTCCATCTTTCGTGCAGGGTCGATTCCGACCACAACTGGAGTTTTGTGCCATACCTTAACGAGCTCTTGAGATGTATCACCCAAGTCATCCATCGCATTTGCTGTAACGAACATTCCGCGCTCAAGAAGCCAACGGCAACAATACGACATCTGGAACTCATCGGAGTCCTCTCCAATAGCTAATACGTCATAGTTACTAAGGAAGTTAAC